CCATTGTTTCACCTAACACTTCATCTATAAAAATAATTTGATTACCAATTTTTCTTAAAACTCCTGCAGATACCATTTCTTCAATTTCTGCTTTAATTTCTAAGTGTTTATCTGTAGCTATTTTTATAAATCGCTTAGGCTCTTTATCTTTTATATCATACAAAGCTGTTTCAATCTGTTCAACAGTTAATCTATCAGGATTAAGAGAATTTGATATTAATCGTAATACTCTTTTCATTCCTTTAGGATCTGAAGACAATTTAATAAACTCTTTGTCTGCATCTTTTTTAAACTGAATAGCATTAAATTTACTTTGCTCCGCTTTTGTTGTATCAAGAATATAAAATCTTTGTCTTCCTGTCATTTCTTTTTCTGATAACGCAACATGAGGATGCTTTAAAGCAAACTGATATTTAATCCAATCCATAATTCTAATAGGCGTCCCATCAGCATGAGTTCCTACTTCTAATTCAATTCCTGTAAATCCTACAGGGATTGTCATTTCTGCCCAAAACTTTTTAATATGTCTAGGCCAATCTTGATGCTCTGGAGTAACATCTAAAATACCATTAAGATATTTTTTTTCATCCTCCACAGATAATCCTTTCAATGGTTGTCTATTTACATAGACACTACTTAATTTAGATACAGCTTCTGCTAGTACCTCTTTTGGTAAGTGATTATTAATCTCCTTACGTCGTAAAAATATTTTTTTACTCATAACTTAGTACTTTTAAAGTTTTAATTAATGGATGTAAAGTATAACTCTCCTATAATTAAGTTAAAGAAGTGGGGGATTACTCCCCCACAACTCAACCAAAAAACCAATATATAGACACGCGATTAACGCCTTCTTATAGTGATGCTGCTGTACATTCAATATCAAGAGAGGTGTCGAATCGTTTAAGAACGATACCTGCAGTCTTTAACATGTGAACAGATGCACCATCCACGTCAGATGCTCTAGCTGAACCAGAGTCAAATCCACGAGGAACAACTGAACCCGCTACGCACCATCTCATCATTTCACGACCTTTCTTAGAAATCATTTGTACGTTTGCTTGACCGTCATAGTTAGACTGATCAACAAATACCATACGGTATGATTCAAGAGAGTATCCTGTAACTGGATGTTTTTCACGAGCATCAGCAATAGGACCATGATCAAACATAGGTAACTTAACTACTTTTACTGAGTGACCATCTACGTGATCATAAGAAGTAAAGTAACCAGTAACACCTAAGCTACGACCTGAACCTGTGATAAAGCGGTTTTCACCGCCAACTTTCCAAGAGTTACTATCAGCACCCATGTGACCTTTAAGAGCCTCGTCAAATTCACGCGCTCCACCAGTACCTGTGTACAAAGTAACTTGCTTAGCATTAGCGTCTGTCATTCCGTAGAATAAGTCGCCAATGATATTTTTAATCTTAGCCTCCGTTAAGGTAGAATAAGTATCTTTATTAATAACTTGCTCTAAAAGACCTGGACCCACAAGAACTGGTTGCCCATTTTCATCTTTCATAGTAGATTTACCTGTAGAGTCATAAGTTTTTTGACCGTACCAGTAGTACATTTCACACTCTTCTTTGAAGTTAAGCATGTGTTGATATTCTTCGTAGTCCATCCAAAGTTTTGTAGAACCGCCACCTCTTTTAGGAAGTGTAAATTCAGCTACAAAGTCTTTAGCATTACCAGACATGTGGTATGATTTACGAATAGTACCAATCTTGTTACGAACCTTACCAGGAACTTCCCAGTTAGATGCATTACCACGAGAGAAGTCAACTCCTACAGGCGCATACATTTGAGCCCAAAGGTCTCCAATTTTACCTTGAGTTAAAGTAAATGTTGGATCTGGATTAACTTGTTGTACTAAGTAACGATAGTTAGAACCTACCGATATTGGCTCAGCCATGATACGAACTTGTTCTCCGTGACCGTTTACCAATACGTAATCCTTAATGAACCACTTATCACTAAATTCTAAATAAAATGTATTACCTGCCCCTGGTGAAGCGATAGTATCTTTTGCTAGAGGTCTAGTAGTCAACCTATGAGTCTTAACACGATATTCATATTCTAATCTATCAATAGATTTAACATTACCTACACCTTCAGTTAAAAATGAAAGCGGAAAACGCTTTGACTCTTTACCAGCTAGGTGTGTGATTATCGGTGACAATTCAGTTGGCTTAGACAACATAGCATTCGCGAGACTGTTCATATCAGTCATTTGCGAATCGTTGTAAAACGCCTTTTGGACGCTTATGTTGTTTCCGTTTACTGCCATTTTTAATTAATTTATATATGCAAAGTTTAAATATTGCCGTTATTAAATAGTAAGATCTAAATCGTCTATATTGACGCTTTTAGTTCTTCTTTTTGCTCTCTTAGCGCTTTTAACAGATTCCTGGCTTCCAGAAATCTTATTTCTAAGAGATTGTACACTCTTTGTTTTAGCTCGTGTATTTACTAATCCACCTAAATCAAAGCCTTTGTACATTAGATAATCAATTGCTAGTTTTACATCCATCTCGGCTTCACCGTGATCTATATCTCTTTGCGTTCTTCCTTCATTATCCACAGCTTGTGAAATATACTTGAAGAATTTTGTCTTATCTTTTTCAGGTATCGTAATACCTGCAAATTCTTGCGAGTTCTGTATTGTCTCTCCTACACCATCCCAAAACGCCTCTTGCTCTTTACGACCTTTTATTTGCTGAGCCCTCTGATCTTCAAACATAGCTTTACGTTGTTGATCTTGATAGCTACTTAAAGCATCTTTAGCTGCAGCCGCTTTCTTAAATAATTTACCAGAATCTTCATAATCTTCTAGCAATTCATTTGTAAATTCTTTATCATGCCCCTTAAGCTCAAAGTAATTTGCTAAAATAGCTCTTTGAGAAGCCGTGTCATTTTCATTTAATTCAAATGCAGAATAATCCGCTCTAGGATCATGCGCCTGCATAAAGTTCTGTGACGCACCCCCCTGTAAAACATATTCTAAATGTTGCTTTACTAAAGGAAAGTTAGCTAAAACTTCATCGATTCTGTCATCAGCCATTTGGGATGACACATCTTTAGTCATTTTAAGAAGTCCTTCAGGTGTGTCATCATATTCATCTGATGGCTCATACCCTAATTTTTCTAAGATTTCAGAAACTACAGTTGGTTCTGCATCTTCGTACTCCTCGTCTTCTTTTTCTTCCTCTTCTTCCTCTTCTTCCTCTTTATCTTCAGGTTGCTCTTCTATAACCTCATCAGTAACTTCTTCAGTTTCTGCTATAGGTTCTTCTTTAACTTCCTCTTTTTGAGGCTCTTCGTCTGGCAAATCTATGCCATCTGTTATTGCGTCTTCGGCGGTACCGGTGAAAACATCGTCTATAGTGATGTCGTCTAACGCAATTTCATTATGTTCTTCATTCATATTGGTTGGTTTTTCTGTTAACAAAAATAGATAATATACCTAATACTTTTACATACTAGTTTAGTTTTTAAAGTATTATTATTATATAACACTTTAATCAAAATATGACATAGCTTTATTTCTAAACATATCGAAAGCACTCACTTTTTTAATCTTAGTTGCTGATGGGTTATACTTTTTTAAAGATTTAATTTCCTGTGGAGTTAATCCTAAATTTGTAGCACTACCTAAATTTATATCTACAGGTACTGCTGTTTTTATTTTGTCTGCAGCAGAATGTAGGTTTTCCCATATCTTCCATCCATATTTACCGCCTGCATTTTGAGCTAACGCATCAGCTATTTCTAAAATTCCTGCTCCAGATGGCCCTTTCTTTTTTTGACTTGTATTAAAGTCATATCTATCTTGAAGATATACATTACCAGTTTCATCATCATAATAATAACTAACATTACCTGTTAAACCATGTAAAGCTTCTTTAGTTGCACCAGGACTTGAAAAAGGTTTAGCATCACTAGATATTATATCATACATACCTTTCTTTTTAAGCATTTGTAAAGCTGCGTGAGAACTTCTTGCATTAGTAATAGCTGGATCATCACTATAATCCCTGTAATCTAGTACACCTTTTTTACCATTATTTAAATTAGTTCTTAACATAGATTTATATACATCTAACTCATCTACTCTTAAATCCTTTTCATCTACATCAAAAAATGATTCATTTTCTCCTACAAAATTATATTTTTGTAAAGCAGCATTAGCCATGTATTGTAAAAATGATTGAGGTCCTTGAGATATTTTTATTGGCCCCACTCTATCTTTACCTTCCGCTATCTCAGCTAAAGGACCTATCACATGGCTAGTGACACCTCGTTTGTTGGCTCTGGCAGTATATTTATCAAATGCAGCTTGAGTTTCATCCCCCCAATCTCCATCTGCTCCATACTTAGGTAACTTAAACCCTTCTGAAAGTAAATGGTTTTGAAGTTCTATAATACCTGCTTTAGTTGTTGGTCTCTTAGGACCTCCTTTATCATATTTTAACCCACCATTTTCATACATCATCCCCTCCATCCCAAGCTTAGGAATATAATCTTTTCCTACTTTCAATGCATATTGTCTTAATCCCTTAGAAGGAAGAAAAGTAGCAGCTAATCTTGTAGCACCTTTAGAATAATTACCTTTATACATATCTACCCCAGCTTTAAAAATATCTTTAGATTGTGATTTTAAATGAGTAAACGCTGCACCAGACCCTGGTAATCTTTTAAGTGGGTTATAAAAATTAATAGCAGTTTTACCTAAACTCAGAGTATCTTTAACTGAAGAATTACCTGTTATTAAATCTTTTGCATATCCATGTCCTGCAGCAAGAAATCCAGGCATTGATGCCAGCTTATTCCCGTGATACACTGTCTGTAATGCACCTTTAATTCCAGGATACCAATGCTTTGCAGTTTTAATTTTGTTAATCCCTGTTTTTACAGCTTGGGTCTCATATTTAAGACCTTTCCCAACAGCTCCGAATACTCTTGAATT